TGATTCACCGACTGGCAAAGAGCTAGCTAGAGCTTGATCAACTTCTTCCTTGTGCATTACCTTTTGTGGCTTAAGGACTCTTCCTAAAGTTGCATTTAATAATGGAGTTACTGGTCCAAATGGACCACTAAAGTATTCTCCCGTTAAAGGATAAGGTCTGTCGTTATAGTGTTTTCTTTCAAATCTATATGGATCTAATGGTCTTAGTGGAGAGAAGTCATTGTAATAAGCAAGTTTTTCTATAGGACTTCCGTAAGTATCAGAAGTAAAAGTGGCAGCTCCCTCTAATCTCCTGAACCAAGAAGGTCTAAAGTATTGTATCTTTCCACCTTTAAATGGAGTATTTCCAAGAGCCCAGAACCTACCTTGTCTTATGGCTACTTCTCCTTCGAGAAGTTGATTTTTCTTTTCGCTGTATGACATGCCACCTGGTGTGATTCCAGACATCATAGCTCTTGCTTCAACTGCTAGTCTTGCTGCACCTGTTGTAACAAGTGGAGTATAGACTCTCTCTCCTCTTTCATCTTTCTCGTTTACTATTCCACCAAGAGTTCTATCTGCAGCTAATGCAGTTGTTCCTATTGCCATTGCTGGAAGGACTCTTTGTCCAACCATTCCAGCTCCATACAAAGTTAATGGTCCACTGTATGAATTTACATTTAACCCTGCACCGACAGTACCAAAGTATCTATTTAATCTTTCAAAGCCATGAGAGATTGGAACTGATCCAAATGAAAAACCTTCTTCGTTTCCATAGGTTTTAATTCCAGCAGCACTTAATAGTGTAGCTTTTGGATTTCTCTTTAAAGCAGTTGAAAAAGTAGGAACAAATGTATACTGGGAATCTCCAGACATATTTGTAACAATGTTTTCAAAGTCATATTTAGAAGGTGCAAAATTCTTTTTAACAAAAGGTGCTAACTTAGAAACAACTGGACTAAACTTTGATGTTCTTGGTCTTGCTATTGTTCCTTCTGTAAAAGGTTGTAAAAGATTTTTAGCTTCATCACTAGAACCTAATATACTTCTAGCCATTTCAAATCTTGCAGAGTAGTTCTGCTGAATTAAATCTCCACCTACATTTACTACACCACCAGTGTGTTTATAAGTAGAGAATGCTGAAAGGTTAAGGACTGAAGACAGAACAGAAGCTTGAGCTTCAGCTCTTTCACTAGCGCCAATAACTCCTCTTTCAATAAGATCATCTATAGTTCTAGACATGTTAGCAACGACTTGTGCTGGATTTCCACTCATGACTGCTTCGTCAATCATCATGTAGCGAACAAGTTCTGATTGGAATTCATCCTTTTTTGTCAATATACTTGGAGACTTATCAAACATGGTTGACTGGCTAGCTAGTTGTGCATCGTCCATCGATCCAAAATGTTTTATTCTATGTAATGCTGTTTTTCTTGTTTCATAGTTGTCCATCAGAGCATTAAAAGCGTCTTCAGACATATCTTCTCTATTTCTTAGAGCATCATCATAAAAAGATTGCAGCCTAAACTCTGCATTAGCTATAGATTCTTTTACATTTTTTGCTGTTGTAATTGTGGTTGGATCTGAGAAGCCAAGATCTGACGCAACTGTCTGAAGAGGGCCACCAGGGCCCGTAAAAGCTTTATTTACCCTACCACTTGTACCTTGACTATAGGTTGTATTTGCAAACTTAGTAAAAGCCTCCATCAATTGAGAGTGATTTGCTACTATAGTTGTTGGATCATCAGCATCTACTAGTGTGTATTTTGCTACATCGTCTTCAACGTCTTTTGTTAATCTTAAATTTCTTTTTCTTCCAATACCAGGAATTGTAAAGTCTTGATCAATATCATCTGCTATAAAACGAGCTATTACCGCTTCGTTATTAACGTCTGATTTTCTATTTAAAACTCTTCCAGCAAATCTAAATAATGAGTTGTCTTGATCTCTAGCATAATTCAATCTACTTCTTAGTCTTCCCATAAATGAACTATCATCATGGACTGGAGTTACTTTTCCTTGACCAGCTGCAAATTCTGCAGTTCTTGATAACATTGCTTGAGAAGCTCTATCTACAGGTCTAAAAGAACCAGCTAAGTTTTGCGTTACAGTTCTTCCACCTTCTTGTGAAATTGTAGCAACTCTGCCTTTAGCTCCAATTATTCCACCAGTTCTCATCCAGACTATCATGTCTGCGTTGGAGGCTTCTTTTCTAATAAAAGGATTATTAGTTAGGCCTTGAACTATCTGAAGATCTCCAGCTTCTCGCTGAGCTGCAAAGTCCCCAGCTCCCAACAACCTTAATGGGTTAAAGTTAACTACTGGTGTTTTTATTTCGTTTGTAGCAAAGTCTAGTATTTTTCTACCATAATCTTTTAATGGATTAAGATTAACAGTAGATCCATTTCCTATATTGAAATAACCAGCTATTGTGTTATTACCCGTTTTTCCTGGATCTAAAGTATCCAAAAATGTAGATATCGTTGACTGATTAGTGAATACTTGATCTCCTTCTTTTCCTATAAAAGAGCCTAAGTATCCTTGTTCTGCTAAAAAGTCTTTTGAAATAACTGGAGAACTAATCAATTCACCATCTGGACCAATTACAGATAATTGTTTAGTAGAAAGTCTATTTAGTGTTTGTCTTTCTTGTAAAAATACATTCCTTGCGCTGGATCTTTCTATTCCTAAAGCTCCAAGAAGTCCAGAAGAACTTCCTCTTGACATCTTTTTATTTTGAATTAGATAAGCTTTTAAATCTTCTGCTCTGTTAGGATCTATTCCTCGAGCTCTAAGTGCATTTGCTAATTCAGAATCTGTGCCACTAAAACCTATTACTTCAGCTGCTTTTTTACGTAATATATTTTTATTTGCATCGGTTACTTCGCCGCTAAAACTTGCAGCTAAAAGCTTTGGAGTTCTATATACTGTGTCTCCTGCAGTTGCGGTGTAAGCGTTGTAGACTGCATTCCATTCATCTCGTGCTTGTGCGCCTATTGTTCCTATTTGAACTTGGAATTGTTCGTCAGTTGCCCTTAAAGCTTGCTCTAATACATTTCCTGTAATAGCTTGAGGTGATTTAACACCAGGGCCTTCATTATATTTCCTTACAATGTCATCATAAAAATTACCCTCAAAAGTAGGGTCATTTCCAATTTGGAATCTTTCAAAATGAGAGATTCTTGTATTCATTACATTACCCTCAGCATCGCGCATTCTTATGTCTGGGAATGTAAAATCTTTTTCTATTCTTAAAGATCTTGTGAAAGCATCTGCTGCAGAATCATCTATTCCATGCTCATTTATTAGTTGTTGTTTAAGTAACTTTTTATATTCGTTTCTTTCAACTTCTTTAATAAACTTATCAGAAGCTACTCTTCCACCTTTGATTGATCTTGAATTTTCCTTAAGAATAGTATTAACTCTAGTAAGTGGAGATCCTGACTTAATTTGAATCTGTTGAATTGCAGATCCTAATCTAGATAAATCATCAACATTGCTATAAGTTTTATTTGCTCCTACTAATCTATCTAATTGAGTAGTGTCTTTAAGAATTGTTTGAGCATCTTTAATTGTTCTATACTGAGTTGATCCTTTTTGTGCAGCGGATCTTATAGCCTTATATCCAGGTATTAGCTCAAGAAGACTTGATTCATCTAAAGAGTTTGAATTTAATGGTTGATTATTGCCATTGAAAATAGTTCCAGCAATTGCTGCAGCCCTGTCCCTCTTGGACATCGTAGAACCACCAGGCCTTGCCGCAGGGTCTGGTCCTGCTCCATGCCTGTTTCTATAAAGAACGGCTACTGGGTTTTGCTCTGCTCTAACTCTATTAAATTCGTTAAAGCCTACAGATAATGCTCCTGTAGATCTTTGAGATAAGGCAATGCCCTTACCAAGGATGTCCATTGCGTCTTGGCCAACGCCACTTAATATGCCTTTAAGACTAAAGCCTGCCTCTGCTACATATCTTTTAGCACCGACTAGTTCCTCTATATTCTTATTTGCATTGTGAAAAAAGTTAAGGGAACTTTCTTTTGCGGTTGATCCCAACGCAGCTGGTAGCATAAAGCCACCCATTTGCAGAACTGTTGTTTTTGCTATATCCTTAGCAAAATCAGTCAACATTGGTACTGGGTTGTACCATTTCTTTTCAGAGTAATTTGGCTCTTTTTCTTCTTCGTTACCGAATATCTTTTTGCCAATTGTTTTGTCAGCGACATAGAAAGCAGGAACTTCGTATGGTAACCTACGAGCCTGTTTGACTAAAGCTTGTTGGAATTGGTCTCTAGCAAGCCACTGTCTTCCATCTCTAGGTGAATAAGAAAATCCTCTTCTAAAAGAGTTTGCTTCATATCCAGTTGTAAGTTTATCTCCAACTTTATAGACTAGTTTTTGATCGCCACCAAATTGAGTTCTACTTACACCTTCGAACTCATCCATTAAATTTCGCATCTTTAACAGTTTGTTAACTGCAAGATTTGCAAAAGTTCCCTGCTCTTGTGCTCTAGCAGAATTGCTGAGCTTATAACCTAATTTTAAGCCACCTTGCCTGACAACTTTTCCAGCCATACCAGCAGCTACACCAGTAGCTACTATGGCTGTTGTTAACCTCAGAAGAGGATGATCGTCAAGTGCTCTAGCTACAAAGCCAGATTGAGGAGAGCTGCCACTAATCGTGGACTCATCGGGCATGTTGAGATCTCTTGAGCTGACACCAAAACCTACGTTATGAATTGGCTGACTATCTCTTATCATATAAACCCTTTATAAAAGACTATTGAGGTCCCCAAAGTTTTTGTGCAATTGGGTCATCAAATCTAGCTTCGCCCTCTTTGCGACTCTTTTCAAATCTCTGTATCTCTTCTTGTCTCTTTTGTTCCTCTTCTTCTGGATCAATAAGAGATAGGCTAACATTTGTAGACTGCATTCCGTTAATAGCTTGTTTAATTTCTATTATTTTTTCAGAAAGTGCAACTCTTTCAGCTAGTTGAGAGTATGTAAATTCATCTAAATCCTCAGGAGCGTATGCAGTTATAGTAGCCAAGATAAAGGCTTTCATTAAGCTTCTGACCTGTCCAGCCTTAGACCTTTTTTCTTCAAGAATCTTTTTAGCTGTTTTTGCAGTAGCAAATCCTGAAAAGTCAACTATTTTTTCCGACAAAGAACTTACGATACCCGCAGGCATTTTTTCTGTATCGTAGTCTTCTGGATGTATGACAGAGTGAGATATTATTAGATCTTCTACGTCTGCTGAAGAAAATTCTTCACTATTCTGATATTCAGATATTTTATCAAACTCAGCAAATGTTAATTCCCTAAAATATACTTCTTCTCCGTTTGATTGTTACAGAGAAAACATTCCCATATTTTTTCTTATAGGAATATAATATATCAGGATTTAACATATTATAACTGTCTTACCTCAAGTGCTACGAATCCTGAAGCTTCCAATACTTCCTGTGCAATGAGTGAAGGTAATCCTGCCATGTCTTCTGTTAATGATCTCTTGTCATAACTTGGGAATAGAATGCAAAGTTCTGCTATCGCTTCTTCGTTCCACATGTTTGCTTCTGCTGTTGACATTTGGCCAGCCTGCATAAGTTGTTCCATTTTTTTGACAAGATGCTTGTATTCAATTCTAGAAAGAACTCGCCAAACAATATGCTTATCGAAAGAAACAGAGGTTACATAGACTTCTCCATATTCTCTTTTCCACATCTTAATAAGGCCAGCTGTTGGGCCATTATCAAATATTTCTACATCATCTTCTAATTGTTCAACACTTGTTGCTTCAGAAGGGTCTACCAATAATTCATCTCTAATTACAACTTCTTCATTTTCCTCTGGTTGATCTGTTACAGAAAAAACCTCTACCGAATCAGCTCCACTCATTTCTTTGAGTTCACTATCTTCTGTTTTTACAACAACTTTTCTATTCTGTGTCATTTAAAACTCCTTTTATTTTTACAATTCATTATATCACATTAATTAACATTTTTATATATTACTTCAGATATTGCATTCTGCCTACTTTGACTTACGGTATTTTGTTGATTTGCTACTGATGCTCTAGTTGCTTTATATGGATCTGTTTCTAATGTTGCCTCAGTAAAGTAATAGTCTCTAGCTAAAAATGAATATGTTTCAACTAAAGGCACTCCTCCTGCAGCAAAGGCTGCAGACATTCCAGTTAGGTGAACATTTTGTAAAACTACTTTCATAGGGCTACCATCTGAATTAAATTTAACTGTTCTTTGATTTATGTCTGTAGCCATAATTCTATCTAGATTATCCATTTGCTGAGCAGTGCCAGAACTATCATTTTTTGTAACAGTAATTGGAGTTAAACTTGAATCTTGAACTCCATAATTTATAATTAAATTAAAAGGTGGGTGAGCACTGAAAATGTTTCTGTCGCTGGCTGATAGTGCTGCTGGATCTGTGGTGACCCTGTCTAATTGACTATATCCCCAATATCTTTCTATGTTTTCTTCATCTATCAAAGACTCTGATTGAGATCTCATTAAAGAAATAACACTACTTGAATTTGATTTATTTGATGCGGAATTAACTCTTTGCTCTGCTGCTTTTTCCAGCAGCTCTGTCATTCGTCTTGGATATCTTGTATAAATTGAAAGTGAACCTGCAATTAACCTTGTTCCCATCATCATGGCATCGTAATTATAAGACCAAAAACCATAGACGGGCGCTTTTTCTTGCCTGATTGAAAAAGAAAAACTTTCTATATCAAGCTCGTCTTTTGGATCAAAAAGACCGTCAATATAAACCTTAATATCTTCACCAGAAAAGTAGTAGTCATAATAGTTACTAAATCTAGCGTCATTGGTGCTTTTGCCACCACCCCAAACAAGATCTATGTCTGCTGATAATGGATCAAAAGTATTTCCAGATCCGACTAATTTATTAGCCCCAACATAATCTCCATATGGTATATAACCACTAAATGGTCTATAAGGTGTAGTCATTTTTACTCCAGTATTATTGAGGAAGTCTATTAATTATATCAATAAAGTTTCTATAATCAGAAACAACAGAATCTCCAAAAGCATTTTGTGTAGCCTTTAGTCTCTCACTTCTTTCAGTAGCTAATTGCTGAGGATATCTAGATTCATCATCAGCTGGATCTAGATGTATTAATGGCTGAATTCCTCTAGCCATAAAAGTGTAAGTCTGTTCAGTTATAAGGTCGTCTATAGACATCGTTTGACCTTCGTCAACTATAGTAATGCCATATATCTTCATTTTTGCAGCTAATCCGTATTCATTAAAGAAACTTAAAACAACATCAAAAGGTGGTAGCATGTCTGCCAATGGAGAATATAAACCATTTGTGTTAGCTAATTGTTTTTTATAATTAGATATTCTATAAAAGGCGTACTCGTTAAATACTGTAAATATCATTGAACCAGCTATGGTTCTTGCTCCCTTTACAAAACCCCTAGGATTTACATGTCCTAATGTTCTTATTGGAGAATTTTCTCTGTGCATTGAATAAGATATTGTTTGAAGTTCTGCTAATTCTAAGACTTCTCCGTCATCTTGAATCAATCCATTTTGACCTATCTTAGGAATAACCATTGTTGCATGAATATCAGCACCAGAAAATGACATATCAGAAAATGGATCAGGAAGTCCATTTTGTGATCTAAACTGCTTAATTGTATCTTGATACCTAGTTCCCTTTTGGGTTTGATTAGTAACTGTGGTTAGCGTATCTAGGTCAGGACTTAAGCCATTTGCCAAAACCCAATCGTAACCATCCCATCTCCAAGTTCTTCCATTAATTGTGTAAATTGTGTCTGTAGATGGATTAGAGGGAAATTCGTTAGAGGCCATTTTTACTCCTATAATAAAAAAAGGTAATGGAGGACAAGACTAGCCCATCCTCCATTACCTTTACTTTTAATCTGTACTAAATTATGGACGAATAATGTCGCTGTTTAACTTAGAAGAAGATACTGCATCTTTACTGATCAAAGAAGAGAGATCCTGATCATTAAATCTGTGCAATTGATCTGTTGCAATTCTGTACATTGGACCAATTTCACGAGCAACGTAAGTCATAGTTTCTTCGATTACGATGTCATCCATTGATGCTCCTGAACCCTCATTAAGAAGTTCAACACCATAGATGGATCTAACAGCTGCTTGGCCATATTCGTTTGCAAAGGTAATTGTGATGTCAAACGGTGGAATCTGGTCTGCATAGAATGGAATCTTGTCAGTAACGTCTCTTACAGTGCTTGAAACTTCAGCGATACCGCGCTTGTGACCTGAGTCTCCTGGAAGGGTGTTATGTGCCCTGGTGTAGAAGACTTGTCTGTTTGGTGTCTTGTAGTTTTCTTCAAGCATTGTGTAGAGTGCTGGGCGGTCAAAGACTGTAAAGATCAATGATCCAGCGATACCACGCTTACCTCTTGAGAATGAGCGTGGGTTTGGTGATCCCATTGTATAGATTGGGGCTTTTTCTCTTGTTACTGAGAAAGTGATTCCTGAAAGAGCACCAATTTCAACGCCACCAAATGTAGCAACAATGTCTGCACCAGAAAATGTAGTATAAGTTTGAAGATACTTATTTACTGGTCCGTCGTAGTATTCACTAGCCATATTATACCCTCCAATTCGGTATTTTTATATATGTAATGTTAATTTATAATCAAGAAGATCAGCCAGCACCGAGGCTGATTGATACTTGAACTTCGATACTCTTAAGCTCGAAAGCTGGAGTAACAACTAGGTCAATGAGTGCTTTATTTTCTGCTGGGATGTAGCTAACAGCAAAGTCTCCATCAAGAAGGGCACCGAGCTGCATCATACCTCTGAGAGCAGAAGTGATTGCTGTTTCCATTGAGTTTCTTGTCTGAATTGTTGAAGCTTCTCCAACAAATTTCTGACATACTTGACGAACAAGAAGGGTTACTTCATTAACAATTCTTAATGTTGAAAGTCTTGTAAAGTCTGATGTTGAGTTTGCATAGGTGAGTCCATCACTGAAGATTGGAGCTCTGTTGAAGTTAAGAATAACGCTATTTACAGACTTGTCTGAAAGTGTGTTCAAAGTAGTTCTTGAACCGTTATATCTCATCTTTGCAACGTTAAATACAACCTTGTTAACAGGTGAGGCATAAGATGCCATTCTGCTCAAAGCAGCACCCATTGCACATGCACCGTTAGCATAACCCCATGCGTCTGGATATCCAGATGTCTTGAGCTCTGTAGCAATTACGATTATATGACGAGCGACTTCTTTAAGAAGAGAGTCTGAAGCATTTGAAGGCAAGTTTGAAAGACCAAGATGGCTTGCAACTTGAGCTGGTGTCATTACATCAGAAGTTGCTGTTCCACTAACATATGGCTTAATACCCATGATAGCATAGCAAGGATGAGTATTCTCGTTAATTGACTTAACAGCATTGGCGACTTTGTACATCATGCTGTTTGCAACTGTTGTTGTATCATCTGCATAGAAACCAAAGTTAGTGTCAGTTGTTGCTGAGTTTGGAGTTGCAGAACCAGTTTCGTAAACGTCTGTTGAGTCCCATTCCAATGGGTGTCCACCACGACCCCAAGGGATGATGATGTCAGGGTTTGCTGCTTCTGCAGCGATGAATGCATCATTGAAGATACTAACACCACCAGTTGTGTCCAACACATCTGCTGCTGCTAAAGCTGTTCCAGCTTGAATAACTGCAGTGCTTGGAAGTGGAACCATATAGATTCTGTCAGCACCGCCAGCAACTAACTCAACATATGCCTTATGGCAGTCAGAGTTAGCACCGAAAGCAGTGATCACATCTTCTTCTTTAGTAACTTGGACAACGTCTAAGTCAGCAATGTTGCCAATCTTATTAGCTGTATTACGCTTTGCTATAACCACTATTCTAGGCCCGACAGGTGTATCCTGACGAGAAATGCTATAAAAGCGGTCTTTTAATATTGTTTTTACACCAGGTAGAGCCATTTAAATTTTAACCTCCGCTTACGGACATGGGACTAATTCAGAACTTATAGTAATGGACAACTTATAAAAACAACTACATTATTGATTTGGAGTAGCAGATTGATATAGGTCTACAATGTTAATTTCTGTATTATCTAAGTTAGGGGTTGCCATTCTTTGAGACTGCTCTACTAGGCTCTTTTCATACGCATAATAGGTTCTTACATCAAGGGCTATTTTTTCGATCTTATCCACACTAGCAGCCATTAATTTTTCTGTTGTTAACATATATGTTACTGTTCTTTTAACGATATCTGTTTGATCTTTATTAATTTCTTCATCGGAGAGTCTTCTTGCATACACAAATTCCGAGGCTCCAAGTGCTTTAAAAACAGGTGTATATTCCAACATAAAATCTTCAAAAATATCAATAATTTTATCTGCTACTTCTGCTCCAACATACATCAGCTCAGACTGCTGTTGCTCTTGACTTGCATTAGAATCTATACTGCCTGCATCTGCTCTAGTCATTACGGTAAATGCAACTATATTTTGAAATCTTTGACCATATATATATTGAGAAACTTCTTTTATAAATTGTCTAGTTTTTGGCTTAGGTTCATTATTATGAGCTTTTCTCAATTCTATTCCATAAGATATACAAGGGTACTTAGCATATTTGCCACTTGAAACTGGAACTATATCTATATCTGGATATATTCTGTTCCATAATATTTGTAATATGTCAATAAACTCTGCATAGGACATATTGCCAGCTGCTTTTAATGGCTCTCCAAAAAGTTTATCTGGCCAGCTGTCATTAATGCCTGGTTGAGGAAATGGTATTGGTCTTTGCATATTAAGCTCCTGGTCCCGCAGATACTGAGAATTTTATAGTTTTTAAACTTAATGATGAAACTAAAGTAATTTGATATATCAAAGAACCTTTAACATACCTATCGGCATAGGCATCGAGGCTATAATCTCTAATTGCCTTTGTTGCAACAAGGATATTTAACATTGCTCTAACTTTTGCCGTTACTGTTTCGTAGGCAAACTTTCCTATTGAATCATAACCTATTGATTTAATTTCATTAATAACCATAGCTGCTAGTCTTATTTGAGGAGTTTTATAGAATGCACTATCTTTGCTTGCCATTGTGTAGTCGTTTGAAATGTAGATTTCAAAAGGATTTCCTCTATTAGCCCTTCTACTTCTATATACAGTATTTACACCGAGGTTATCTAGTCTAGATAAAGAATCAGGAGAAAGATTTGATCCATAAAGCGAATATCCAGCTGGAAGTCTTTTTCTTATCATTCCAGAATAAACAGGAGTTGTAGACATTGTTCCAGCAAATGCCGCCGCTGCTGTTCCTGAATATGCTACTGGAAATCCTACATGATTAAAGTTAATTTCTCCATATACTGGAATAATAAATCTTCCACTATCAGAAACAATTTCTTTATTTTTATCTAGTACAGTAAATTTAGTTTTAAATATTAATCTACTCTCTAGAATATCTATATCCGAATCTTTAATGCCGCCTGATCTAGAACCTATAACACCTAGTTGAACAAATCCAGTTTCGTTATGGAATTCAGAACAATATTGTGCTAACTGAGTAACAAAATCAACAGACCCAGTATTAATAATACTGGCTTCTAGAGGAACTATTATATCAATAAATTCATAATATTTTACTACAGAATAAGTAACAGCTAATCTTTCAAAATACTTTTGATAAAATGTTCTCCTACTTGGTGTTGCACTTTGAGATAGAAGGTGAGCCAATTGTTGATTTCTATTTTCTGTAAAATCAACATATTCACTCATTGGAGCGCTTGCACAAATGTATATATCTCTAGCCCCAGAACCATAAGCTTCAAGAACTCCTCTAAGAAGAGGTGATTTACCATCTGCTCCCAATAAGTTTACTGCTTCTTGAATTGAATTTATTCTAATGACATCATTTAATTCAATATTATCTGCATGACCTACAAGAAGAATTGAATTCGTACTATACTGCTGAAGTCTATTATAGTTTGGTTTGTAACTAATTTTTGTTGGTTGATTTGGACCAGAAAGAACTGGTGATATGCCCTCATTGTTTATTAAAGAAACATTTCCAAAAGAAGATAATAAATTGTAATCTATATTTGGAACAGAAAGTTTATAAGATATTTGATCAGCGTTAGAGTTTGATTGTATATAGTAATTTCCATCAAGCAGTGAGGATACACCTTGTACAGATATGTAATCCCCTAATATAAAAGGATGACTTGAAGTTAAATACAGAGTAGCAGTGTTATTCTGAACCCTAAAAGCATCAACCTTATACGTGATGTTATTTACCTCTTCTGAAACTTGAAAGTTAAGCTCTATAAGTTGTTCAGTAGATTGATATTCTGTTTTTACTAAAATTGTATAGTTTCCTGCAAATAAATTTTGCGGTATTGTATAAATAAAGTTATATTCAGAATCAGATATTCTTTCAATATAACTTTCAGTTTTTTTAGTTACTCTTGAAATGTATTTTGATGAATCAAAATCTTGCAAAGATAAACTAACTGTTTTTTTTGCTTTAGCGACTATACTATTTGACGTTTTACTTTCAACCTCATACTGTCCATCGTAGTTTCCCCCAACACCAGAGATTATTACTTGATCACCAACAGATAATGTATGAGGTGTATCAAAAGTAAATGTTGGACGTATATAGCTTTCTGAATCAAAAGAACCGTGGGGTAATTGAAATAATTCTATAGGTTGAATTTATATAAGATACAGCGTTTTCTATTATATTGCCATAGCCGTTTAAGCCCCTGATTACAGATACATAAATATCTTTAACTGGACTTTGTTTTATTGGATCATAATAAGAAAGGCCATTATTAAAACCGAATCTAAATCTTACGGTTTGCCCTTTTTTTGCTAATATCATATTACGTATTCTCTCTAGTTACTCCAGTTACCCAGTATACAACTTTTCCATACCTGCCCATAACAGGAACTGCTTCATCTATTAAAAAAACCTGTTGACCAGTAGGATAATTCTCATATATTCTATCACCACTTTTTGGATTAACTATTGATTCAAAATAATAAATCATTTCAGAATTTACAGTTAAACCTTCTGGATCTTCACTCATCATATTTGATTGGGAAGCTGAAGATGGAGCTGATCTTCTTGTTGTTATTTTTTCAACTTTAGAAGAATATTTCATATCGTCATTAATTCTTCTTTGTAAGAGTATATCATGACCCCATTGTCTTAAAGTTCTTCTAAAAACTCTTTCTAGATCAATCATATTTCTTCAGTCTTCTGTCTGGACTATCTGAATCTACAATTTCTCCAATATCAACTGGTGACAAATATGTTGTATCAGAAAGATAAACTGCAGTTCCTGTAATTGGATCAATTGTGGTTGGTGAAATTCTTTTTCCTGGAATTCCCTTTGGTTGAACTCCTCGCATTCCAACTTTTTTGGTTAATATTTCTTTTCTTAATGCTGCAGAAATTTGACACCAAGTGGTTGCATTTGCTCTAGTTACATTGTCTCTAGGCATTGCTTTGTTTGTTACTCTAAGATCACCAATTTGAACGCTCAATTCGTCATCTCCACCAAAACCGTAAGTTCTACTTAATTCACAGCACACTGCTGCTCTGATATATTCTAGTATTGAAAAAGTAGAAGTTGTAAATTTATAAAGTTGAGCAAGAGGATCCTCTTCTGTTCCAGGAAGAAATGTAATTGAGTACATCTGATTAACTTCATGAGAATATAGGTGAATTAGTTCGCCTATTTCTAATAAAGAAGCGTCTGGAAAGATGGGCAAAAGTTGTTCTGGATCTAGGTACAAAGGTTCTAAATCTGGAGCAAAATAAATAGTCTCGGAATCTTTTAAGGTTATTGTTGGCCTGTAATAATCAGAAGAAGTGCTTACATATATTTGCTGTTCTACAGTTATTGCTGTTGAATCTGATAATATGCCTATAAATTTAATCTTAAACTGACCAGCTACGGTTGGAGTATAGTCATAGTAATATTTTGAAGTTGAACCTGACTCTGCAGTGGCTGGACCACTAAAAACTTGGGCGTTGTTAGAATCTGTAATGGCTATAGTTACTGAAGCAGGACTTATGTCAACCTGATCTCCTGTAGTTGAATTAATGTCAACAAAATGGACTTTAATTCTAACCGTATCATTAACTAGGACGTTGCCTACTGTCATAATTGCTCCAATTTAAAAAGAAATATACGTTAATAGTAGTGTTTTTTTGATTTAACTAGAAGACTTAAATTGCTTCTAAAGTTATTTCCCCTATAAAGGAATTTGACGAATGACCGTTTACGATTGATATTGTAGACTCCTCGGCATTTGTTTTTTGTACTGACAACTCTCCAGAATATGTATTTAAAATTAAAACATTTGAATTAGTGATAGCTTGGTATTGACTATCTGTTGCCTGAATCGATATAACTCCACTGGGAACAAAGTCATAACTAACAATTCCTACACTTGTAAAATTAGAATAATCTTCTGTAGGGTTTATTAGTACCGTGACACCCCCTATGGATATTGGATAGGGGAGACTTGGGGCACTTATTACTAGTGACCCATTGTATATGAAATGTTGCTCATTATAGGTTAAGGAAGAGTTATATGCAGTCATACTTTAATAGTAATGGTTTAATAATTAATTAAATCCAAAGAATCATATTCAACTCCATCTGGAATTCCATAGCCATAAAATTGAAGAAAAACGTACCTAGATCCATCAATAACTGGCTCAACCTGATGCCTTCCAATATAGTTTGATGGGTACATTATTACTCCGCCAGAAGAAGGTGTGTAAGTTAACTTAGAATGAGGAAAGATCATTTCTCCACCCATGTAATTATACTGATTAAGTTCTTTTTCTGATTTAACACAGTTGTTTAGATACAAACCACAGCTTATTGTGTTATGCATTGGTAGTTGATTTAATAATTTTTGTCCCTTTACATAAGGTATCTGATTATCACAATGTGGACCTATCCATTGCTCTTTTGTATAGCCCGCAATGTGGCCATTGGATTTCCACCAAACAGTCGTTGCTGCGTCAGGATAAATCTTAAAATATTCCAATAAACATATTTGTAAACAGTTTTGAAATGACTCAATCATTTCTTTATGTTCTTTTTTTATATTTTTATCAGACAAAACATTATATCTAGAAGGGGCTTTTTTAATATCTTCTATATTAAATTTAAAACCACTTTTGTTTATCGCATACTCTTGATCACCATCTTTGATGTATTCAAAAGGCTTTTCGTTTATATCTGACAAATATTCTATATAGTCAAATAATATTTTTTGATCTATATCTAGAACATTTTTAAATTCTACAATTCCATTTAAATGTTTTATTACTTGCATTTTTGCGTTTATGGTTGGGTTAATTGATAATGATAACTATTTTGTGAATATCCATTTTTTAATAAATATTCCCTAAAATCTCTCTTTAAATGTGGCATGTAAACATTCGTTGATGTTAATGAAAGTTCTGATTCTAGTATGGGATCTGAAACATTTTCATGAACTTTTGGATTTGGAGTTCCTTGACTATACCAACCTAAGTAACTATACCTAAAACCAGATGTAACTGGTTTAACTTCATGAGCAGCTATAAAATTAGATGGAAACATAAGTATGTCTCCCTTTTTGGGCTTATATGTTATATCCAAATAATTAAAATAATGATGACCACCAATAAAATTATTATCATTTAGATCTTCTTCGTCTTCAACACTGTCATTAAAATAGACTAAAGAAGTCAATGTATTTCTTAATGCCAACTGATCAGCTGGATGATCAATTCCATAGGAGTAATCTACGCTGGTATCTGAATGAGATCCCAGATACACACCTTTGGGATATTCGAGTATGTGACCTTTTACTTTCCACCACACACATTTATATGCCAAAGGAAAAAGTTCAAAATACTTTAGTAAATAATTATCTTTTACTTTTTCTATAAAATTTAACATTTCATCAAAATTTTTATTAGAATTATAATGTATTGCCCCTGCTCTTTTGGGCATGAGGTTAACACTGTCTTTTGAGTAAAAGTAACCACTTTTGTTTATATAAACTTCTTCTTTTGTTTCAGGGTGAATAGCCTCTTGATACATATCTGACCATTCTTTTTCAATTGCCTGAGATGAAAAATTAAGAAGAACCTTCCAATCAAGATTAATAGCGTTTTCAAATAAGATTACACCTCCGCCTAAGTGTTGAGCTTTTACATTATTGTCTATCATGTTTTTTTAGCTCCTTATTTGTACCGTGACTAGTCATATCTCTTCTTGTTGGTTTTAACAACCTATCTATGTCTTTTTGATTAGAGTATTTATTTTTTATATATGAAGTGTAATCTTTAAAAATTTCTGGCATCCATACTTGTCCACTATCAATAACATTAGACGGCTGTCTAATTTTAACACCCTTATCTGGATCTTCTGAACCTTGAGCAAAGTAGCCTACGTATGCGTATCTGTTATTAATTTTTGATTCTTTAACTTCGTGTGTTGCTAAATAGTTTGAAGGAAACATAATAACATCTCCTGATTTAGGAGTGTACTCCACTTCGGCATAAGGGAAATTTATTTGACCACCAATGTATTCATATTCTATTATTTCAGATTCTTTATCTACAGAAGAGTTTAGATATATTAGACAACCTACTACATTTCTTATAGCAAGCTGTTGATCTGGTTCAGCACCTGGGCTGTAATTAATGTCATTATCGCAATGCAAGCCAAATGTAGCACCTGGGCCGTAGGCTACTACATGCCCCTGTGTCCTCCACCATAGGCATGGGAGAACCATTGGAAAAATCTCAACGTATCTAATGAGACATTGATACATTGTATCTTCGCAGTTTTGGAAAAATAACTTTATGTCTTCATTAACTTCTTCATTTAAAAAAGCCATAATATGATTGCATGACTTATCTATATCCTCTAATGAGTATCTGTGTCCACTTCTGTTAATCGCATAGAGTGGTTTTTTTTCGTCGTCATAAATAAAAGTATAATCTTGTTTTAATGCTTCATCCTTTAAAGATTGTAAAAAAGGTATAATTAAAGGTTCATTTACATTAATTGCATTTTCAAATAAAACTATACCCATTCCTAAATGTTTTGTTTTTATTTGATTTAAATTCATAATGATTATTATATCATGAAATTACATTGTCAATTTTCTTATTACATCCGTAATTGAATTATTGTGATCTATGTAATGAGTCATTTGATAGGCATGGTCAGATATTTCTTGCAAAGACATGGTGATTCTATCTAGATTATTTAACATGCAATAAAAAGACACTGATTCGTCTAGTATTTCAAATTCTTTTTGCTCAATACTTTCATCTATTAAATTACCATTAGAATGAAATAATCTTAAATTTTTAATACTTTTATATCTATAATGATCCATTAAATATTTCTTAAAAGATTCAGGCATAACGTCAGCCTCATTTAGTGGCTTATGTATGTCTAACTCTCCTTGAAGATATTTAAATACTCTCATATCTATTTGATTTGATACTACATCTTTAATTGTTTCTTGCGGAATATTTAAAGCTTCTAAAAATTGTTTAGCTTTTATAGAAATTAACTCAGTATTATTCCATGGTTCTTCATTAACTTGTTTCCACTCATCTATTTGTTTTAATGAACCACTTAATGTTCTAGCGGTTTGATTCATAGATTGATTTCCAGAATTATCATTATATGCTTCTGACAAATCTTCTATATCAATTCTATTTAGATGGGCTATTCCTGTAACTGATAATATGCTTCTATACTGTAATATTTTTCCAATTTTTCTATTAGGAGCTGCAGCATAAAATGCACTTGGCCCATACTTGTTAAAGTCACATCTTTCTTCTGGATTATAAATTGTTGAGTTTAAATTATTATTATTAAAAAGCTCAACAGAATTAGCGAATGCGTGAACTGAATTTGGGTAAAGATTTTCTTCGTTTAGTATATCTAAAATTTTTTCATAATATTGACTTTGAAGAATTAAAGATTCACTTTCGTATCTTACCCTATAGTTTGTGATCCAATAATTATCTTTTATATCTTTAAATGCAATAAGCGTGCCCTCGGGCATTTTGTATAAATCGTAGTCTTCAAAGACAATGTATCCATTAGAAGTAAAATATTCTATACTTATATCTTCTGTTGTTCCTACAACAAAATAGCTTTCATAAATTAATGGATCAAAATTGTTTATTTCTTTTAACATTTTTTCTTCTAAATAGAGTTCATTTTTTCTGTAATATCTTTAATTTTTATTATTAAATTATATAAATCTTTTTCAGCGGTGCTATCTTCTCTTGGTTGAAAAGTGTCTTCATCAAAATCTTCTGGGTCAATATTAAGAACATATAATCTTAACATCAATTCTTTCTCCAGCTCAAATATTACATACTGAAAAGCTTCTTTCTTTTTTTCGTCTGTTATATTAAACTTCATCTTCAATACTGCCTAGTTCTCTTTCAATAATCTTTAAAGAATTAATTGCTTTGGCTGCATTTTCTATAACTTCATCTAGATTGGGTGGAAATGATGGGTCGTTTTCATTAAAAGAGTCGGGATCAAATGTAAGTGGGTCTATACCAAGTCTTATCAAAGCTTCATACAAAACTTGTTCATGAAACGGCCTAGAAAGCTCTAATAATTCTCTTTTCTTTTCTGAATTTAAATTGTTAAAAATCACACAAAATCCTTTAATACTTTTTATATATAGTAATCAAAATAGAGAACAGCCTAAGTCATTTTGGCTCATTAAGCCTATTTAACCCTAAAGTAACTGGACCAATCACATTACCTTTTTCGTCTAGACCTGTTCTTATACCGTTCATCCAAGTCCAAGGTTCATTCTTTACTTTTTCCATTTTAGCGTTGCCGTAGGATTGTCTAGAATCCATGAGCTCTTTTTTGTCCCAAAGATTTTCTACAGAAAAATCTACGCTAGGCATTAAAGTATTTGGGTATATATTGAAAAACATAAAAGGTTCTCCAGCCTTAAATATTACTGGTTCGCCTATCTTTGTTATTTTCCAATTCATATTAAACTCATCGGGCCACCAGTGGCTAGGTATTGTTGCTGACAAAGGGGCTGCTCCATCAATGAAATAATTAGGAGATCCAGTTATCCAAGTATCATATCCTTCTTCTGTATTTATTGCCCATCCAGTTGCAAAGGATATTATACCTATAATAGATGGTATAACAACAGGTCTTCCATTTAAAAACTCACCTTCTAAAACTTTTGGCGGAGTATTACCTCCATCCCATTGAACAACTACATCTTGCTGCAGAATTAATTCCCAACCATTTACATTTGCTGCTGTCATAGGCATGCACTTGTAAGCATGTTTTTTATAGGTTTCATCCATCCAGTCTCTTTTAAGTCTCGATTGCTTAATTTCTGGTGGATTTTGATGAGTTTTAGTTAGTGTTATTTTGGTCATTTTCTTCTAAAAAGTCTTCTATTGCTTTTTTAATATTTGATAAAGCTGTTGCAGAATCTATCGTTCTATTTCCAGAATTAAAACCAAGATCTAATAAATCTGAGTTACAAAATCTTTTCATTCTTTTACCGTCTTTAGATATGATAAATTTTTCAAAATTACCCTGAACTGGACCTCCACCTTTTTGAAGTTCTTCATATAGTGGGTGAGGTTCTTTTTGATCTGTTATTTTTATATCTACCATTTCTGAAAAAAATAAATCAGTTCCATATTTTTTCTTCATATGCGATCTCATATTCTCTGCACTGGCATTAGAGCTTTGAAATTCTCCATAGGCATCTTGGCAAAAATCAGTACTTGGCGTAGCTATTACTTCAAAACCTTTTTCTTTGTATTCATCATACAAATCTTGAATAATATTATACTGAGCTGAATTTGCACATTCGCCAGTAACATTAACTATCATAGTTACTTTACCCTTGTAACTCTCAAGCATGTTTTGATCACCATCTAAAGACTCAATTGGTATTGTATATATATTATTATTAAGAATTTCAACTGTCGATTCTTCTGAGTTCTGGCTCATTTTCTATCTCCTTATTCTTTAAAGAATTTATGTCATCGTAATTAAACATTGTTACTGCACTATATTTAATTCCATTGGAAACTGGCAGTGAAGCGTGGGCAAAAATGTATGTTGATGGAAAAAATACTATATCGCCTTTTTGCGGTTTAAATTTAAGATTCATGTAAGGAAACCACAGTTCCCCTCCATCATAGTTGTCATTAAAGTAACCTACAGAAGATAGAGTGCAAAAATAAGAAAAACCAGAGTCTGTATGAACAGAAAAATGTTGACCTTCGCCATATCTAACGAAATTAATTGCCTCCATATATTCCATCTTAAAATTAAATCTTTTCTCATAGTCATTAAGACAAAACTGTAAAATTGAATTATAGTCATCATAGATATTTTTAACTTCTTCAAAATCTTCACTAAGGTGTTTCCAGTGATCTGGTCCTACTTTTAAGTCTACACAATCCCTATAATCAATTTTTTCTTCACTATAACCCACCATAGCTTTTTTCCACTTAAACAAATCATGAGTACTATTTTCTAGTGTAGATTCTAATCTTTCTGGGATATTAAGATCATCGGGTATTGCTTTTCTATAAAGAATAATTCCTAATTTAGGTTCTTCGATGTTGTAAATTTCCATTTTTACTCCAATTATTAGAATGATATACTATATCACAAAAGATCTTATGACAACATGAAAAGAGTAGTATGTTTAATCAAGAAAAATCACTAGTTACACCTGGTTATTTTGGATCTAATCAAGACAACATTATTATAGTAGAAAACTTTATTGATAAACAAGATTTAAAAACAATTCAAGATTTTTGTTTAAAAATAAATAAATGGGTTGACACCGGAGAAAATCAGTATGCAGACGATGGTACCTGCATTTATGATGCCTCCTATTGGGCGGATAGACAATGTAGTGGTGAGATAATAAAATCTTTAGATCCAAATATCTATGATTTAATTGATAAATATATACTAAAAATGAAATTATTACTTGAAAATAAATTTAATGTTGAATTATTTCAAAGACCTCCAGTAATAATAAAATGGATCCCTGGAACAGAGCAGATGCCTCATGCTGATAAGCAGCTTACTGATGGATCGCCTAACCCATTTCCAAATTATGATATTAATTCATTATTTTACTACAATGATGACTTTGAAGGCGGGCAGTTATATTATCCTGAATTTGATTTGGTTATTGAACCAAAACCTGGTCTTGCTGTAGCTCATCCAGGAGATATTAATTATTTGCATGGAGTAAAGAAAATAATTTCTGGAGAAAGATTTACAACTCCGTCTTTTTATTCTATAACAAAAGTATTATAACCTTTAAGCTTGAAGGTCACCTAGCGCAACCCAAGTATTCGATGCTCTTTTAACCAATGTTACAGAAGACCATCTTGCTCTAAGCTTTAAACCTGGCGTTGCATTAACCGTAACACCTGAACCTGCAACAAGTGTTGTCTGACCAGTTCCTGTTTGAAGTATATTTATTTGTGTACCAACTGGAAAATTCACAGAACCTTCAGGTGGAATAGTTAAGTTATTTGCCGATCCTACGTTCATTTCAACCATTTTATCCTTATCTGAAAGAACTAAAGTATAAGAAGCAGTTTGGGAATTAAAGGACAAATTACTAAGAGAAAAAGTATCTCTATCTACTGAAGTATAAAGATTACTTGTTGAATTATAGGTAACAAGATCTCCATTTGTAAAGCTACTAGTATCAAAATCATATACATCAATCATGTAAATGCTTGAATTAACCCAGTTTGTTCCATTAAACGCTAAGTATTCCCCTGCATTAGGAGAAGGAACTGTTACATTAGAAAGATCATCTAATGTTGCAGAGCCTAATGTCCCAGGAGGGCCTGTTGGGCCAGTTGGTCCTGTTGGACCAGTGGGACCTATAAGGCTTATTGGAGTTCCCCATCCTCCTCCACCTGGACCTTTGGGACCATAGATTAAGTTTGCAGAAGTATCAATATAGAAATCTCCAATAACCCCTAATCCCGAAAAAGGAACTCCATCACCGCTTAGAACAGTTTTGCCATCAGCGCCTGCTGCACCTGTGTCTCCCGTTGGCCCTGGAGAGCCTGTGGGTCCTGTAGGACCTGTGGGTCCCGTAGGACCTGGAACGGTTGATGTTGGTCCTGTGGGGCCAGTTGGACCTGTGGGTCCAGTTGGGCCTGTAGGGCCTGTAGGTCCCGTAGGACCCACCTCAAGGCCTGCTACGGCGATATAAACAGAGACTCTAATAGAATTAGAAGAAGGAGCAGAATCAAAGTAAACAGTTATTGCATTACCAGAAGTTGCTTCCCAAGAGGTTAAAATTAAACCATATGGAGAAGCAGCTTCTCTAATCGTAACACTTACGTCTCTACTGCCAAAATTGTGAGTAATAGTATAAGAAGTGCTTGTACCGTCTCCTATAGTTGCATTGTAGACAGTTCCAGCCAAATTAACTGAACTAGTAAATTCAACAATATTGTTAGAGCTGTTTTTATAATAAAGTTTTCCATCAGCATAGTTTAATGCCAATTCACCATATTCTAAAGAGGTAGGAGTATTTGATGATGTCCCGCTATTTTTTAACTTTATAGTATTTGGCATTGTGTCCTACTTAAATAGTGGCGGAAAGTACGGTGGAAAGTACGGTGGAAAATATGGAGGAAAGTAAGGTGGAAAATATGGTGGAAAATATGGTGGAAAATATGGTGGAAAGTATGGAGAATATTTACTGTAATCGACATCCTCTTTTCTTGGATACACCGTATTTGCAACTGGAGTCTGCGACGTTACTGAATCCAATAAAGACAGAAGCCCACCTGAAGGATCATCTAAATTAATATTAGTTACTGTTCCGTTTATCAAATTCAGCTGCAGTTAATTTTGCGTCTGCAGCGGTTTGTGAATCTCCAACAATATTTGGAACATCATTTTTTCTTGGTCCTGATGAATTTCCACTATTAATGGCCATATTTACTCCAAGGTTAAATGGTAAATTATACCACTATTAATTAGAATGTTCCACCATCAATTGTATAAGTATCAACACCAAGAGTGGTTCTAGCAGTTGCTGCATCTGCGTCATCAAGCAGTCCCCTAATAAAGGATGTTAATGTTGTGACTGATGCAGTTCCAGATCCAGTAAAATACGGAAGAGCATCTGCTGCTGAAGTTAGACCTGCAATTGCTGCAAGGTTTGCACTATAAGCCTGTACATTCGTGCCTATAGCTAATCCAAGATTAGTTCTTGCATCTTCTGCTGAGGTTGCCCCTGTTCCACCTTTTGCTACTGCAATTGCAGTAGCATTCCATGTACCTGTAGCAATTGTTCCTACAGTTGTAATTGTATTTTGACCAGCGTACGTTGAAGCAATGTCTACAGAGTCTGTGCCAACAGTAATTCTATCTGCCGTTCCACCAACTGCTAATACTCCAGAACTAAGAGTTAGGCCATCACCGGCAACAGTTGACTTTAGTTGAAGAGCATCAGATGATATTTCAATTCCACCAGTAGCTGCAACGTTAACAGAGAAAGTGCTTCCAGTTAAATCTAATCCATTACCAGCTAGATAGGTTCCAGCGCCAGAGAATTGAATAAACGGCACTGGATCACTTCCGACTGTAGTCACGGCTTCGGACATCACCCAACCAGTATTAGCATAGTTGGTACCGTGAGTTACGAATACAAAGTCACCACCAGCCATTTCGGTCGATGTGTTAAAGTCAGATGCACGTGTTAAAACTGTAGTAGAAGTTATAACATAAATGCCGTTGTGTGCTGCATTTGCCTGTCCAGCAACTATGATTCTATCCGTAACAGCTAAGTCAGTATCGCCATCAATATCTCCACCACTCAGGTCTAAAGCTGTAGAAAGTGTAAGGGTTGCGCCAACGCCATCGGTTCCATTGTTATAAGTTACGGTATCTCCAGTAATTGTTGCTAGCGGAGTTGTTGTTATTGCGTGTACTGATTCGTGAATGTGCAGACCTTCTGCAACGGAATCAACGTAAGATTTTGTTGCTGCGTCTTGTGGTCCAGTTGGATCTGAAAGTCCTGTAATTCTAGAAGAAGCTACATCAACTACTCCAGTTCCATTTGGGCTTAATGTTATATTTCCATTGGAATCTGTTGATGTTATTGAGTTTCCATTAAAGTTAAGATTATCAACAGTTAATTCTGTTATACCTGCAACTGAAGTTGTAGTAGATCCAAGAGTTAAAGTTGAAGAACCAAGAGTTATTGTCGAATTAGCAAGTTGGGCGTTGTCGACACCACCTGATTTAATTGTTACTTCACCAGCACTAACCGCAAAATCTGCTGAAGCAAAGCTTGCTAAACCAGTTTGGGAAGTAGTGGCTTCTCTAATGCTTGTAGAGCTTGCTGCGGTTAAACGACCTTGGGCATCTACGGTAAATGATCCAACTGCTGAAGACGAACCGTATGATCCAGCTGTTACGGCGGTGTTATCAAGGTTGATAGTGACAGTATCAGTTGCTCCTGCCGAAGAAGTAAGTCCAGTTCCGCCAGCAATTGTAAGAGTATCTGTACCTGATGTAATTGTAACAGTTCCAGAATCGCCTGCTGCAGTAAATGTTGTAGCTACTCCATTTATAGCAGTGGTAATATCGCTGGTTAGAGCTACTGTTCCTGTTGCATTAGGCAGGGTGAGAGTGCGATCTGCTGTAGGGTCAGTAACTGTAAGTGTTGTTTGGTAGTCATCATTTGTTGCGCCTTCAAAGACAATACTTGCTCCAGTAACAGTAAATCCGTTAGCAAAAAGATTTGTAATTGTTGGGCTCGATGACAATACGACATTGCCACCACTACCAACATAAGAAGTAATTTGGTTTCCGTTTACGCTAAAACTATTTCCAGTTCCTGCTGTATCAAAAGTTTTATTAGTTAGTGTATTTTGTGTATCTGCACCAATTAATGTTGTTGATGCATTTGGTAAAGTTATTGTTCTATCTGCAGTTGGATTAGTTACTGTTAAAGTTGTTTCGTAATCATCTGCTGATGATCCTTCAAAAATAATACTTGAGTCAGATAAGCTTAGGCCAGATACTGTTGGGCTTGTGATTGTTTTATTTGTTAATTCTTGAGTTCCAGTTAGTGTAGCCACTGTACTGTCAATGCTAATAGTCAAAGTATCTGTTGCACTAGTAGCTGTATCAATACCTGTGCCACCAACTACTGTAAATGTATCTCCACCTGAAATTGTTTGATTACTTCCACTATCGGCTGCGAGTGTAAATGAAGTTGAAATTGACGCAGAACCTGCTGCAGTTAAACGACCTTGGGCGTCTACAGTAAAAGTAGGAATAGAGTTAGATGAACCATAGGATCCAGCTGTTACTGATGTATTATCAAGATTAATTGTTATAGTATCTGTAGATCCAGCTACAGAAGAAAGTCCTGTTCCACCAGAAATAGTGACAATATTTCCACTATCTACTGTTTGTGCACTGCCTGAATCTCCAGTAATAGTAAAACCAGAGTATGACCCTGCTGAAATAATTGAATCGTCAACATATTTTTTTGTAGCAGCGTGCATGTCCGATGAAGGAGCAGCTATTGTAAGCGTGCCTGAGAATGTTTTATTTCCAGAGACTGTTTGACCATTTCCAGTTAATGTTAAAAAAGCGCCTGAACCACCAATGGCTTCAGCGGTAGTTGCGGTTCCGCCTGCTCCGCCTGTTCCTTTACCATAATAAAGAACATCGTTGACTTCATTGTATGCTAATTCTGCGTTCTGTAGACTCGCTGGAGCACCGGGATCACCAGAAGCTCTTCTCTTGATTCTGATTGTATTAGCCATTTTTAAAAGTTTCCTCCATCGGTAAGATTGCCTTCAGCGTAATTAACCCACTGAGAGCCGTTATAACGTAATATATTGCCACTACTTGCTTGAGTTATAGTAACATCTGTCAAACCATTTAAAACTGACTGATTAGATATAGTCTGTTCAGAGGCTATAATTCTATCTTTTACAGTTAAATGTGAACCTGCTGGGTTAATGCCCAAAACTGTTTGTAATGCCTCTATTGCATCGTTTGCATTGGCGTGCTGGAGATGATGTGGTACTAGTGATGAATTTAAAGCGTCTGTTGCAGATGGATTTTGTAATATATCTAAAGAATTTGGATAATTTGTAGCCATTATTTTACCTATATTCTAATAATTTTATTTGGACCATTACTCCACACTATAGTAATTGGTATATCTGTAGCATTACTCCCAGAATAAGGAATTCCAGTGGCAGTGTCTATGTATGCAAGAAGTCTTGAGTTTGAATCTGAAAAACCAACCTGATATATGATTACTGCATTAAAAGCACTGCCGTCATGACTTGCAATAGTCACATCATCTGCGTCGATGACTCCGTAACTATTATTTAAGTTTGTTATATTTTGTGATCTATTTTTAATAAAGCTGCTATTTATATCTGAAACAAATGTATCAGACAATTCATTTGGAACATATGAGTTATTAACTAATAATATTTTAAATGAATTATTTTGGATTGAAAAAAGACCGTTAAATAAAGCTTCTTTTGCTTTGCCATAAATAAAGTTTGCCATTATATTCCTACATCTTTAGAAACTATAATTCTATATTTATAGTTTGATTCAAAATAATCTTTGCCATCTGTATTGTAGGCAGGTGTTGAATCTAAAGATGGAAAATCTACATAAACTTCTGGTTTCCAAGAATGCATAGAAACTAAACATGGTAAAGTTTCCCATCTTGATGGAGATCTTTGTATCTTCTTTCTTTGAGCTTTAAAATAAGATGATGATAAAAAGTTTGAGGCGGGTCTTTCATTAAAGTTTATTACAACTCTTCCATTATTATAATCATTTTCTAAGTAGAAATCTCCATTAACAGGATCTACTGAAGAAATATAAAAATCTGGATTCTTTGCTATTATCTGATAAGAAACATACGGTTCTGCTAGGATTGATTTATCTTCAATTAAAATTTGTTCGATTACAGGCGGAACTGGATCCGCTATTGAACTAGGCGTTGCAGACTGTGCAATAGTAAATTTAATTTTTTCTTCTGGAATTATTTGATTGGCTGCGTCAACTAAATTAACTGCTCTAATAAAGAACTCTTGTTGACCGTAATACAGTATTCCAATAAAGCTTTAAAACTCTAGAAATTTGATTATAATCATTTATTGTATTTATTGTTTTAAAAGGATTAGCAACTTGCGATGGAGTTGCGGATGTTGTTTGTACAATAAAATTAGAATTAATAAGAGAACTAATTTTTACTGTTCTAGCAAATTTTATTACAACGACGTCAACACCAACTGTTGCATATTCTATAAGATTTAAGGCCACTACGATTCTCCTGATAACATGCGTATGTATATATTAGTAACTAACAATTGTATAAATAGAAAGAGGGCGGTGATCCTAAAACCACCGCCCTCTCCCAAATTGGGATTCGCAACTATAACAATCCCAAGGCTTTTATCAAGCTGTCTCGTTGGTAACGAGAACCTCGTAGTTACGAGCGAGGCTGACATTCTTAGCAACTGTGATACCTTCACCGTCACCAAGCATTACGATGTCATAGCGTTCCTTCATCTTCATTTGACGAATGTCACGGCTCATATCATCGAACTGATCTGTGCTCATGTCATCCTTGACGAGAAGGGTACCGACTTCATTACGGTCGATTAGGAAAAGGTCAGACTTAGCTGCTGTGTTTCCGCTCTTTGCAGTGAAGCTAACGAATGGGGAAACAATTACGTTAAGACCCATTGGAGCTGTTGCGTTGAGTGCACCATCAGCGTTCTGTGGACGATATCCCCAGCTAGTGTTAACTGCAGAGGCAGCGCCATTGTAATGGAAGATGCTGTTCTTCAAGAACACTGACCACATAAGTGGGTGTAGGATAAAGTCTGTTGGAACGTGCTTTTCAGCCATTAAGACTGCTGCCATGTCTACAACGTCGTCCCAGGTGACGGTGTCATTGAAGGCACCTGTAATGTCACGACCAGTTGTGTCGTCGTATGAACCGCTGTCATTATCGAATACAACAGTAGCTGCATCCTTAAAACGACTTAGTGCAATTTGTTCCTTAAGGCGAGCCATAGCACGACCTGCAGCGCGGACATGAAGACCAACAATGTCCCAAAGTGAGTCAGCGATGACTTCTTCGGTGAAGGAGAGCTTTACGCCCTTCTTCGAGACTTTGCCTTCAATCTGCTTTGCAAAAGCGAGTGCTTGCTCTGGATATTCTTGTCCTTCAGGGATCTCAGCTGCTTGAATAGCATTAACTGCTGGGAATTCCAGTGAACGGCCTTTTCCAAGGCGAACTACTGAAAGTAGAGGGGTTACGAGCAACTGTGGTTCAGCTGCCTCTCTTAGAGTGCGAGAGATGACCTTAGGGAAAAGTGCAGCTGCGTCTGGTGACGAAAATGCTTCCTTAATAGTTACTCTGTTATCTGAATCGATGTACCCATCCTCAGCTAATGCGGCTTCCCAAGCTGGGAGACCTGAGAGGAGTTCTTGGATTGTCTTACTCATCTTAGGATTAATCCTCCTGTTTTATCTTTCTTTTATTATTACAATGATAGGTTGACACGGAATGCGCCAACTACGTTTGTGACATCTAGGTTTGAACGGATGCCAAGCTTACCCTGATAAGCGCCAGATCTTGTTAATTCAAAAACTGTCTTTAATGCGCCAGGATCAGAGGGCAACTGCATGTAGGAAAGTAAGCCATCATCAAAATTGGTGGCGAATGTTTCTACTTCAATTACCTTACCAACCTGCAACCATGGGTATGTGCCTGCGTCCGATGCTGAAAGAACTCTTGGACGTCCCATAAAGTCTGGGGCGACGAGATCACCAGCAACGATGTCTGCATTAACATTGGTTACCATTGGGTACTCTACGTAACCACTTGTAATGAAACCAGCACCTTGTGAGGTTCCCTTGTCAAATGGTCTGTAAAGATCATACTGAGCAACACCGACTGGAACGGTACGTGCTGCTACTGCTTGTGTGTCACCAGCTGCACCTGCAACTGGAGTTGCACCTGCTAGTGGATTCCATCCTGAGATTGTGTCACCCCAAGTAACAGATGAACCGCTACCATTAGCTGGGACGAAACGTGAATCTCCATTAGCGTCGGCTACGACTGAAAGGATTGTGCCCTTTGGAATTACAACTTCAAAGCGATCGTCTTCTGTATCTGAGTACCAGGTTGGAAGAGCGACACTAGGAAGAATGTAAGCAGCAGGTGCTACACCCTGTGAGACAAGAAAACGGCCTGAACCAGTCTTAGTGCCTACTTTACGAAATTTTGCTAAACTCATTTCTTATTTTCTCCTTATTATTAATATTTTTATATTAAAGCTTACGACGACCCATTAGGGCATCAACGAAAAGTTCTTCAACTGAGGGCTTTTTCTCGATTGGCTTTTCAACTTCTTCATTCATTTCATCAATAACATTGTCTTCTGATTCAGAAACAACATCATTTTCAATAATAGACTCGCTTAAAGAGTGAATACTCTTCTTTGCCGCTGGCATCTTAGCAAGATCTCTAAGGCTATCAGCCAAAGAACTTGCAGATCTTCCAACGTGATCCTTAATAAGATCATCTCTACTATCTGAAGATTCAACTCCTAAAGAAATCTTAGTGTCAACAACTCTCTCAGCTAAAGTACGGTGTAATGCCTCTTTGAGCTTTGCGTTTTCTTCTTGGAGAGTTTGGATTTTACTAGCTTCCTTGGCATCTTGCTCAGAGGCTAAACTATCGCCAGTGAGGTTTGCCTCGGAATTTCCATTCTCTCCACTTTCTAATTCACTCTCAGTGCTTTCTGAATCAACTGTATTTTCTACTAGTTCTTCAGAAGACTCTTCAACTTTCTTAGAGCTTATTTCTCTCCATGATTCATCAGCTGGTTCTCCAGCTTCTTCACCGAGAGAAGATCTTAATTGCCATGACCACTTCTTGTGCATTCCGTCACGTGAAGCCAAAAGATCAGCGGTTCCTTGCTCATTTGATTCTGAGCATAAATTAAACGCTGCTAAAATTGACTCATTTAGCATCATATTCTTACTCAAAAGGTCTTGAGTAAGAGTTCTTGGATCAGATGCTGTTGCATCGTCCTTAAATGATGAGCTCATGACCATATTGGTTAAATTCTCTACCATAACGTTCATTTTACGAATTTCTTCTGCAACCGAATCAACTGAATCAAAGATATCTTCATAGATAGCACCAAAGAGTGCGTGATATTCTTCAAAATCAGTTCCAGTAACATTCCAATGTGCTCTTTGCGCTACAAAGCCAAGAACAATCATTTCGTTAAGAACTTTTTGGACTGAGGCAGCTGCTGTATGAGCTGACTCTTCAACTTTTTCTGATTCTTCTGAAACCTCAGGTTCTTCAGATGCCTCTGGCTTTTCTTCTGCCTCAGGCTCTTCTGGGGTTTCTTCTTCTTCAGAAACCTCACTAGAAGCATTGGCTATATCGCTCAAATCTTGACTTAGATTTTCAATAGCAGCCAAAATGTCTTCTTGTTCAACATTTTTTTCCATACCAGAATTCTCCTCATGGTTACTGTTAACGTCATTCTCATTAGATAGTAATGAATTGTTTATATTGTTGCTGTTTTCGCTTTCTTGGATAGCTATAGCTGATAAAAAAGCGCCTTTCATATGAAGGTATAATGGTCTGGACTCTTTTTTCTTCATGTTAGTCAAAATTGACTCATGCTCTTCTATAGAATAAATATCTTCTTCATTCATATGAAGAACAAAAGCCTTACTCTTAGCTACCCAACCTTCGGAATCAGTAACTGTGACTTTTCCGTCTGATTGTTTCTTTGATCTAACACTTGATCTTTGGTCTGCTGGCTGATTTACAAATGAATATTCTTTAAAGGAGATATCTTGCATGTCGATAAAAGCTAGTTTGCCCTTATGAACTGTTCCTCTTTTATATTTAGGAGCTTTTGGTCTTCCAGCAGAATCTGTTGAAGCGAGATCTTCTCCTGTAATAGAACATACGGCCTTAGAAGCTCTTCCTCCAACTGAACCAGTAAGATATCTCTTGTCTGATACCTTTTGTGCTGCTACAGGGTCTGTGATAGCAATCTGCAAACGAACGTAAGGGGAGCCATCTTCTTCTTTATCCATCTTAGCAGCGATTACTCTACCAATTGGTTCAGAGTTTAAGTCATGATTTAATATGATTGGCTTTGGATAAGGATCAACCCAAGATTGCAAGGCTTTTTCAAGCTCTGCAGCTGAGTAGTTGTTATAGTTAGCTGTTAGTCCGTTCGTGGATTGCGGCTACTTCAATAATCAAACCGTAGTTTTCACTAAAACCCTCAGAAAAGTTATATTCAGCTTCTGATAAATTTGGAAGCTCAACTGTAAAGTTTTCTATAAAATCATATGCCATTGCACGTGCTCCAAGTATTTTAAATTCAAAACTATAGTAAATTACTTTTTATAAGATTGAACAATCTTATACAAAAATATATAGTTAGCTTAAACAGCTGTACATAGTTTACCTCTATCATCACCAGATTTCAAGAATTCGGACAACATTGTTCTATTCATGATATGAGGAGTGTATATGTAAGATGCACAGTATAAGTTATAATCTAACTCTCTGGCGTTTGCCGACCAGCCAAGATCTTCTCCTTGGGCGTGGATTTTATAGTCAACATTATTATAGATTTGCTTAGACATCATCTTAGCTCCCATTATTATGTCAGACTTAAAATAAGTTCCTAACGGGTATTCTTCTTTTCTAAAGGCTTTATCGGTTTCACTATCTACCCAGTTCATTACACCTGGATACATAGTTGATACTGGAGTCATGAACATGAGAGTACTTACAGCATCTGCGCCTTGTTTAATGTGACTGGTTAATAATGTGATTGTATTAGGATTGGTCAATAAGATATCAGAGTCTAAACTATAATAATAGTTTGGCTGAATTTCTCTTACTCTTTTCAATAAAGAGTTTCTCATAGAAGCCATGTTCTCATACTTCGAGAGAGTCCACATTCTAGAGTTCTCTGCGTGTTCGTGATGAGTTATATCATCTCTAAAATTTATTTCAAACAAAGGAGACTTTTGATTATTTTCTCTATATCTTTTTAACATTTCTAGAGTAGCTTCGTCTTCTCTTGAAGCTTCAAATATAAAACCAATCTTTGACATATCAATGCCTTGGTTTTCAATGCAAGAGATCCAGTAAGGAAATATCCAATTTCTTTTATAGATTGGACAGCCAATTATCAATTCCATTTTATCTATATATTTTTTATTCTTGTTCTTTTGTATTCTTTTTCGCAGGAGCTTTTTCACTCTTTACATCCTCGACCTTAACTTCTTCTACAGAAGCGACTTCTTCTTTTACAATAGGAGCTGGTGTTTGAGTGACTACATTTTGTTCTGTCTTTTCTTCTTCTTGCTGTTCGTCGTCAGACAGAATATCAACCATTGTTTCAAGAACTGGAACTAAATGCTCTAGAGCTAGTCTTACCTGACCATTATAAACTGCGAGCTTAAAATCTTCAAAACTATTAAAAAATTCTTCATAACTATTTGACATTTGAGTTATCCTCTTTTTCATTTACATCGATAATATCATCTTGCACAATAGTATACTCTTCATCCAACAGTTTTTCAATCGTATTCAACAATTGATTGTCCATTCTTTTTATATTTGGAGAGTTTCTTCTACCATTTTGATTTGCTGGTCTAATAACGTTTCCAACGCCTCTTCTATTATTAGGTAGATTTACTTGACCTTTTTTAGCTGGCTCTTGAGTATCAGAATTTTGCTTAGTAGGCTGTTGGGTGTTTTGATCACTACCTTGATCTTCTTGTTTTGAAGAAGCCAACTCAGCTTGAGCTGCACTTATAGCTATTTGGACTTTTCCTTGCATTGCGGCAAACAGTTCTTCTATTTCAACATCTCTCTCAAGACCTAATGCCAAACGAGTCTCTTCAAGAGAAGTAACATTATTCGTATACTTTTGAATAATGTGAGTTTCTTTTTTAACCTGAGTATCAACGTCTATTTCTCTAAACTTAAAGTAACAACGATCAGATTGACCTTCTTCTGAAGGATTTTGAATCGGATCAAATCCACCTTCAAATAACAGCTCATTAAATATATTAAATCTGATCATTTCTGCAAAAAGTCTTTGATAGTTTTTGACTCTATCATAGAGGGCAGTATCTAATCTTTCTGTCACAGATCTATTACCACCATTTAATGTCATACCTAAATGGTGAGGAGCAACTCCTAAACCTATTGCTACTCTTTCCTTAAAGTGATCTAGATACTTTGAAGCGTCTAACGAATTACCCTGTCCACCTATAACCTCAACATCATGTCTGTTAGGAAGTATTAAACCACCTTCTGCTCTAAGGTTCTCGATCTCTACTGCAGCTCTTTCAATTTCATCAGGCTCAGCTGGTTGATCTGGTGTTCCAATTTTATATTTATAAAGAGGAAACAACTCTCTATGAACAAGGTTTTGGATATCCTCTTCCATTTGTCTTAAAGCAACAATGTCATCTATAGCATTTGCGACAAAAGGGGTGCCAAATGCTCTTCCTGTTTTTCTATCAAAATGAAGATGAATAACTCTATCTGCTGGCCAAATTGGAGCAGTAGTGCTTGGAGCAAATGTGTAAGGATTTGTTTGCTGCTTATAAGCCTTTGGCTTGTTGTGCTTATCTCTTAATATTCTAACCTGTTCGGTTGGTATAAGATAATAGCCAGCAATGGGTTGCTCTCCAGATACTGGGGTTAAGTTTATAGGAAAGTATTCGTTAATATCAGCTCTAGCTTTAACAATAAAAGCATTGCCAAACTTAATTAGCTGATCTATAACCTCCATAAGAAAATCTATAAAAGGTCTCTTCATAGCTATTTCTAAATAGTCTATTCTTTGATAGAGATATGATACTGCTTCTTTATTTTCGGACACTATATCCCAGCCTTCTTTCCAAAATAATTCTTTATACTTTGAAATAGACTGCTTAACATAAGAGTCAGTATCTACTGCTTGTATTATTCTCTCAAAGTCATATGGAGATGGCTCAAATGTAGTTCTTGAATTTGTGTATAAGGCAATGCCTCTAAAGCCCAGAGCTATAGTTGCCACCTTCATAGTCCTACTTAAAGAATTGAAGTCTTCTGGCTCTAAAGTTCTGGCTACAAAATTGTTTTCTTCTTCGACTCTTTGAAAGGGAAGGTAATCTTTGAATGCCATTTTATTTCCTATATATAACTTAACCGTAAGTTAAATAGTAGCGTTTTTTTATATATGCTAACTAAATTAGCTCTTATCTTGCATGCCTACGGCTTCAAATGTTTTTTGAATAATTAGATTTTTTACAGCTTCTAGCCAAAAAATTGTTTCTGCTTCATTAAAGTCACTCTTGTAGGCAAGATTCTTATCTGAAATATTGATTCCAATATTAAATTCTTTTGGAGCTTCTGCTGGTGTTTCTACTGTTGTCTCTTCTGACATTTTTACTTATCCTTTTTATTTGTGTTTACTGTAAAATCTTCTTCATGTGTATGATTTTGAAGTTGAGCTACAATTGCAGTAAGTTGCTTAATTGTAGCTTCTTTAACTACAAGATCTGTAGTTAATTGTGAAACTTTTTCTTGAAAAGCTTGAATTATTAAATTAACGTCTAAATTTGATTCTTGCATTTTACCTATCCTGGATAATTATAATTATCTATTAACCATTGTCTCATTTTTTTAACTTCGCTATACAAAACCGTAAAAACAGAATCGTATTTAACGTCATCTGCTAACGAGTCATCGTCATATGATACCAGATAAGGTGCTAGTTGTTCAACTTCTTCTGCTATAAAACCATAGTGCTTTCTAAAACCATAAGGACGTTCTTCATTCATTAATCCACCATATTCTGATTTATATTCAAACAATATTGGTTCTAAATCCCAAAAATTTTTCAGGTTGTCGAGCGTTTGTGCAATTGGTTCAATATTTTCTTTAAATCTAATACTTGATCCCGTACCTGATTTCCAATAAATAAATTCTGCTGGATCTTTTCCTGCTCCAACTAAATCGGTACCACTAAAACATAGAAGTCCTACCGGTGAATTGGTAGTAACTCTAATACCTGCACTTGTTCCAGTTTTATCTAATGTAAGATATCCTTTTGTTTGAAAATTTCCATTGACAATTAAATTTGTAGCTATAGTTCCACCAGCTAATGGAAGATAGCTATGAGTGTGTACTGTAGGAGCATAGGAGTGAGTGTGACCATCGACCGAAACCGACTTTGTACCAACAACTACATCGCTTTTCACTGTTAAAATACCAGAATTAGATATACGCATTACTTGATCATTGTTTGAATCTACAATTCTAATTCCAAATCTATCAGCTCTAGTGTCATCTCCCTTAATTAAAACAACGCTAGTTGCGCCGTCTCCATAAGTGCCTGTATTAACCCTTAAGTTATTTCCAATCTTACAAGATGCTCCAATTTCAAAACCTGCTGAAACAAAACCTGAAGCTCCATTAATAGTAGTATTTGAAGATATGGATCCTCCTGAGACTGCACCTGAAAAAGTAGCGTTACCTAAATTGTCAACAACAAACTTATTCTTAAAGTTTAAACTTCCATCATTTAAGTTTATAACAGATGTTCCATCATTACTGGAAACTACACCTGTTCTTATTCTGTCTCCGCTAATTGTAGTAGTTCCTGCATTTATTCTAGTAGCTGGATTTTGAGCGCCAAGATTTGCATTGTTGATTAATGTAGTTGCTGAAGTACTTCCAATAATAACGTCTGAAGATATTTCGACTCCACCATGTATTAACAGCTGACCAGTTCCCGCATTAAATGCTATATGCTTATCAGTTTTTCCAACTTTAAAAGAACCATCAACATACCAATAGTTATGTCCATTATTATTTATGGTGTCATTAATTTTTAATCCAATTCCAGCACCCGTGCTACTAATGGCCAAACTTTGATTTGCACCGTTTGAAATCAACAAACCGCCAGACTCTGGAGCCACTGCATTTATTATTACGTCAGAACCAATTACTACATTTGCTCCGTCATAAGTAATTCCTCTGCTTCCACCAAAGTTAACATTACCTGCACCGTCTATTGACCAACCTTTAGTATAAGCTCCTAATTTAATTGAACCACCTTCAGAGTGAGGAGAGCTGACTACAAAATCTGTACTTGAAACTATTGAAGTGATTCTTGTATTTGCACTTAGTGTTCCAGGCCATTTACCTTCTGGATCTAATGGGTTATCCCTAATTTCATATACATACATTCCTTCATAAAGATTTGCTGTAGTTCCAATTATTAATGAAATTGTAGTAGAGCCTTGCTCAAGTATCGCTTGAAGATTTCTGACTTCTGGCTTATATGTAGAAGATTTAATAACTGAGTTAAGTCCATTTAATACTATTTGCTCTGAACCAATATAACCAGAAGTAATTTTTGAAGCACTTAGCTCTCTGATGTGGGCTGATTCAATTAAGGGTATCTGTCCAGATCTAACTATAGAAGTCCAAGCAGAATAGTTTCCAGATGTATCCACTGATCTAACTTTGGCATAATAAAAAACTTGATTAGTAACAAGTGGAACTATCACTTCTTCGTTCTCAAAATCCTCTGAAGCTAAACCAGATTCTACTGTTGATGTTTCTTCTATATCTAGGGTGATAACATTTGATGGAGAGAATCCTGATAGCTCATAAGAGTTTTCGTCAAGTGGCAAATATTGAAGTCCTACTTGTTGAATCTGAGAGTGTTTATAGACCTTATATTCATAGCCTCTTAAATCGGCTTCTGTTGAAGGATTAAAAGAAATCATAATAGACTTATAGCTAGTTGAAATAATTAAATTACCAAGAGGTGATGGTTGAGTTAAGTCAGCTGGAACAGCAAATCTTACAATTGCAGTAGGATCTAACGTAGCGTTGAGGTCTGCGTCTTTTGGCCTAACGCTTAGTAAATATTGTTTACCGTGGTTTTAAGTTCTGTATTGTCTTTTTAATAATTGCCATTATCTTATTCCGCCTATTGATATAAAAGAAAGATTAGGATTAATTGTTTCTTCACTTAATGATAAATCAAAAAATCTTAAAAACTGTATTTCTTTAATGTAGATATTTGTTCCACTAGACAATTGATTACTTTCTGATAAAGTTTCAATTTCTATACTGTATTCTGCGTAATCTAAATCGTCAATTTGTATTATTGATGTCTCTGCAATTGAAGAAGAATAGCAGTCTACCTCTGTCCAATCAACAACTACTTGTTCAATATATTCTGTTGTTGATATTGTATCTGTTTGAGATTGTTGAGATTTTTTTACAATCTTATATCTAATCTTACCTTTATTTGGCCCCAATGCTCCAATAACCTTTAGGTTAGGTCCATCAAAGTTTGCAGACATTTTTACTTCTGCCCTATTTGTTGAGCCCTCGATCCAATCTAAGCCGTCATTAAAGAATGTTAATAAATATTTACCTTGAGTAGATCTATTGACAACATATTGGTATAAATTTATATAACTTGGAGTAGAACTGTATCTTGCGTATCTTTCTGAATTATTATTAGATAAGTAATAATTTATC